CTTCTGTGTGATGGTGATGACATTCTTGTGTTCACCAAGGAGACAGTTGATCCTGCCGATTGGCAGCGTCTAGGCAAGGGACATGGTTTCAACTGGAAGGTTGAGGGAGTCTGGACTCAAGGTGATCCCTTGGAGGATATAGAGTTCTGCAGGCACAGAATGGTTTGTGTCGACGGAGAGTGGAGGTTCGTAAGGGGCAAGCGTGCACTGGCTACTTTTGGAGTCACGCATGTCCACACGCATCCTAAAGCTCACCTGAGATACATGCTTGGAGTGTCAATGGCGGAATCTTATGCTTCCCAAGGGGTTCCTTGTAGTGGTCCACTGGCCGTTGAGGTCTACAGGCGTGTTAGACAGGCTAGTGGTACTCTCACTGCGCTTTTTGTGCACCAGGACTTGTACAAGCATGGGGCGTTTCTGGATCCTAAGAAGTTGAAGGAACCAGCCGAGTCGAAGGTGGCAACCTCGACCCGCCTTAGCTATGCCAAGGCCTTTGGCGTAACTGTTGGGGAGCAGCTGCGCTATGAGTCGAGTATCCCGAAGATCGTTGAGGCATACCTAGCAGGACCACGCGAGAAAAGGGTGGACGCTTGGGTCCTCGGCAAGACCCAGCTTTGGATGCACCCAGACATTAACATGTGTGTGCACTAATTGCTGGACCCCCAAGTAGGTAACCAGGCCTACATGCAAGTCTGGCTTGCCAGGCGAAGATGGCTCCACAAGCCGAAGTGTCGAAAGGGACGTTGTGGAATGGAGACTCTGCCTTCGAGAGGGGGTGGCTTTCCCAGTTGGATCAGAGCCGAATGGCCCCTTTTGGGATTGAAAGTGAACTTCCATGTGATTCCGACTGCCGCTTCCATTACTTTCAGCCATGCCTGTAGCTTTGGGACTCAGGTCTCTGGCTGGCTGTAATGGTTATACTGGCTCCACCGGGCAACTGCTCTAGAGACCGATCGCTCCAGCCCGGCACCACTAGGAGCAAATGGAACTGACACCAAGGCCGGCATGCGGGTACGCGGATTGGCGTAGGGTGTGGGGGCCCGCAGCTCAGGTGGGACTGAGTTGTGTGTATCTTTTCCCGACGTGTGACAAAAGAGATGTGGCGCGCCTAGCTGAGACTTACCCTTTGGGATGTGGCTCGCCTAGCGTTGACTTTCCTCACCTGGTTGCGC